TCGTCAGGTTCCATATAGGCGTGATCGCTGATGGATGCGCCGCTTTGAACCGGGTGCTGCGTTACCGTAGCGTTTGCGGAATGGTCGGTGTTGAATACGGCATCGAAGATAAAGTTCCCGAAGGTCGGGCTGATGATCATAGTCGCTGTGGTTTCCACACATTCACCTCCTGTCAGATAACATAAAAAGCTCCACCCGACGTATCGAGTGGAGCTGATTGGTAATTGCTATTATTCTGCGTTGAAATGGACGATTACGTTTACATTCTCACCTACACGCTTGTAGGTTTCAGAGTTGACGAGATAGAGAGTAAACTCGATCTCCTCAATTTCTTCGTAGGTGCTGATTTCTGCATCAGTCAGATTGATGTTAAAGTTGCTTTTCTGCTTTTTACCGGCAGAAGTACTGCTGATTCCCATATTCCAAACGTCCCATCCATTTACGCTGCAAGCAGCAGTCGACAAACTTACGGGTACATCGGAATCATTGATGACTACAGCCTCCAGATCAAGGAATACGCTATCTGTACCGTAAACCCTATACTCGCCGGTAAGATAAACCTGAACACCATCCGCTTCAAAGATAACCAGTTTTTCAGATGCAACCAATTCTCGCTTAGTAAGCTCATTTCTTGCGGCGCTGATGATTTCGTGGAGTTCTTCTGAGGTCATGGCAGAATAGTCCAAACCTTCAGCGAAGGAGAAAGCCGTGGTGCATACAAGCAGCAGCACCAAGAAAAGGGAAAACATCTTCTTCATAGTTACCGTCCTTCTTTCCTCAAATTATGCTCTTGCACATAGGTTATTATACTGTAAACAGATGGATTATGCAAGCGCAGACTTGATGTTCCGCAGAACAATACGCTCCTGGTTCTTCGCAACGTTGTTGGCAATGCTCTGCGCATTGGTGCCGTGAACGTGGATGGTAGCATTAGAGGATACCTGCGTGTTGTTATTGACGGTGTTGGTGCTATTGCCGCCGGTGGTGGCATAGACCGGGGTAACGTTTCTGTCCGCACTGCCGCCCAGCGCCGACGCTGCTTCCTTGGTAGACTGGACAGTCATGCCCAGTTCAGCTGCAGCGGACCGCAGCAGTGAAACAGCGCGAGAAGGCTTGGTTACGGGGATGACATACTCAGCGCCATCCTCACCGATCTTCGCATCGGTTTCGCGATCAACGCGGCCACCGAAGCTGAACGCTTTCTTTGCGGACACGGTAACGCTGATGGTACGCGGGATGCTTGCCAGGGAGTTCTTGATGTTGTTTACCTGAGAAATCACGCTGGAAGCCGCGGTGTTGAAGGTGCTGGTCATGCTGTTCGCCAGAGCAGTGAACGTAGACTGTACTTCGGTGGGCAGGTTCTTGATGGCGTTGGTGATACCGTTTGCCAGTTTCTTTGCCTCAGATACGATGGTGTTGAACGAAGTGGTCATGCCGCTGGCGGTGTTCACGGACTCGGTTTTCATCGTGGACATCATCGTGGTCGCATCTGTCAGGCTGGTGTTTGCCTGCGTGACTGCGTTGCTGATGACCATCTGAATTGCGGCCATTACGGTGGTGATGGTCGTTTGCAGATCGGTGAAAGCCGTAGTTGCTGTGGTCGTGCCATTGACAATGGGTTCGGAGATTGCGGTCTCAACGTCGGTGAAACTGTCAGTTACTGCGGAGGCGACTTCGCCAGCGGCGGTAGAGACTTCGGACTGAGCGTTGTTTTTTGCTGCTTCGTCATCATCGCCCCAGCCAAACAGCTTGCCGAGCCAGCCGGTTACGCCATCCCATACAGACTTTGCGCCCTCCCAAATGGTGGAGAATACGCCCTTCACCTTTTCGGTGATGGAGGCCTGTTTGCCCTCGGTACCATTTCCGAAGCCATCCATGACGTTTTCGCCAGCTTCTTTTGCAAGGGTAGAAGGAGAAGCGATACCGAAGAAGTTCAGGACACCGTCCCATACGGACGAGAAAAAGCCCTTCACAGTCTCGGTAACCGAGCTGACCTTTTCCCCAAGGCCACCCGTAAGGCCGTCCCAGATGTTGGTTGCAACTCCCTTGAAGAATGACACGATACCATCAATGCTGAATACATTGGTGATCGGCGTCCAGACGTTGTCGGTAAACCAAGTGCCGATGGATTCAAAGCCGGAAGTGATACCAGACCAGACGTTTCCGGCAATGCCGGTAAAGAAGCTCAGCGCATCGTTGAAGGTGTTCTTGATCGGCGTCCAGATATTGGTGCTGAACCAAGAGCCGACATCCTCGGTGATGTTAGTGATACCGGAGTAGATATTCGATGCAACGCCTTGGAAGAAAGTAAGAGCCGAGGAGAATGCCCCGGTGATACCTTCCCAAATTCCGGTGAAGAACGTCACTACAGTGTCAAATGCACCGGTGACTGCACTGGATGCGCTGTCGAAGATGCCTTTGAACCATTCGGCTGCTGCACTGAAAACGCCTACAATGCCGTCCCAGATTCCTTGGAAGAACTCAACTACTGCGCTCCACGCTTCGACAATCCAATCTTTTGCGGAAGTGAATATGCCCGACAGCCATTCGGCAACAGGAGCAAAGAGTGTGGATAGGCCTTCCCAAAGGGATTCTGCGCCGGCCTTGATGGATTCCCAAGCACCAGAAGCAGCGGTCTTGATGGTTTCCCATGCACCTGCAAAATCGCCATTGAGCAGCTGAACAATTCCGTTGATAATGCCACTGATAAGCTCAACTGCGCCGCTGACAATACCCCATATAGCATCCACAACACCCTGTATCGTTTCCTTGACTCCTTCGATAGAAAGAATCTTCTGAATCAGTTTGGAGATGGCGAGCATTACTTTGGCAGCGATGGCTACGAGGCCAGAAATGACATTGCTGATATTCTCCCAAACAGAAACAGATCCAGCTTCACCGTCTTTGGTGGTAGAAAACAAAGATGCGATGGCCTGGGTAACGATCTCTATGACTGTTTTGATGTTCTCGAAAGCAGTCGAAAACGCTTCTTTGAGATCGGAGATTGCACCGTTTTCGTTGAGCTTATTCCACAAATCCTGTACCCAAGTGATTACACCAGAGATGACCTCACCTGCGAAGATGCAGAAGTCGTTCAACCAACCGATTAGGGTAGTTATCGCAGGTCCAATTTTTTCAATCCATTCAATGCACTTGCCCCAGAACCCACCAAACAAGGCTTCGCCGCCCTGCATGTAGGTGACGAAGTCATCGATCAGGAGCAGGATTGCAGTCACGATCACGGTAATCAATGCGAATTTTGACTTCACCATTGCAATGACTGTAAGGATAGCTGCGCCTGCGATCTTGATTGCCGGTGGAAGTTCACCAATCCAGCCGACCACAGTCTTTACGGCAGTGCCCAGAGACATGAACAGCTGCACGACGTTGCCGAATGCTCGGGCAACGCCCTCCGCCACCTTTTCGATGTTGCCGGCAAACCAGTCTTTGATGCTGGTTACCATATTGCGCACCTGCGCGAGAGGACCTTCGGCCACGGTCTGAATCTTGTACATCAGCCATTGCATGGCATAATTGCCGATGAATTTCAGCTGGATCAGGCCGTCTTTAAGGTCGTTGATTCCCCTGAGGCCTTGGGCGGTCTCGGGAAGAGCCATCTGCATGCCGATTGCCTGAAGGTCATTGAAAGTCTTTTTGAGAGAATCGCTCTGGGCGATCTCGTCAGCAGTCTTGCCCATGGTAGCGAGGGCGGTATTATACGCTCTGGCCTCCTCGTAGGACTTCTTCATGGATTTGGCGCTGCTGGTCAGAGATTCGGTGAGCTTGTAGGTGTCGCTTACAAACGAAGCAATGCCTGAGCCAACCAATATGGCAGTTGCTGCACCGAGGAACGCCTTCACGGTATCGGAAGCCTTTTTCATCTTCTCGTCAAGCTGGGAAACGTTCTCTGCACCTTTCTTCGCGTTGTCCATTTTTGCCGCTTTGTCTGCTTTCCTGAAGGCCTTTTCAGCCTTTTCGGAAGTGCCTGCGGCCTGTTGGGTCTTATCGGCGAGGTTGTCCGCAGAAGCAGCGGCGGCAGCGTTGGCCTCTGCCATTTCACCTGCCGCCTGTGCTGCTCTGTTTTCGCTGTTGGTCAAATCCTGCGCCGCATCGGAGGCAGCATCCAGCGCGTTTGCTGACTGGTCAATTTCACCAGCGCCGCCCCGAAATTCCGTAAGGAGATCACGAATGGCTGTCGCTGTGTTCTCAAGGACTTTGCCGAGGCCTTTGAGTATACCTTCGAGCTGGTTCAAAGCAGCGTCAGCTTTCGCAGCGCCGCCTTCGTCGAGGTCGAACCCTATGCCAACGAGATAGTCCTTCATGGTTTCAGCCGCCATCATTCATCACCCCTTTCGCAGTTGGCGTTCCATCTCTGCCTGAGCTTCAGCTCGCCGTTCATTTTCAGCACGGACGGCGAGCATTTCGTGAGCATCAAGCAGATCTTCTAGGGAATAGGTTCCATCCCAAATTTCGTGTTGACGCCACATCCCATCCACCACAGGGGCGAATAGGTAAGCGTCGTAGTTTACTGGTTCTGCGACGACCCAAGCTGGGCCATGAGGGATTTCAAAGCCGAGCCTTTCTCGCCGAAAAAATCAGATGCGCCCCACTTGATTGCCTCGAAGCAAAGGCGCAGGGTGAGCACCATGTCGTACTCAACATCCTCCACACCGTAATGGCCGGTTTCGTCGATGATCGGCTGAAGACCAGCGGGAAGGTTGACATAGCACACACGCAGGCACTTGTTCACCAGATCATCGATGTCTGCATCGGACATGGAATCAAGGATTTCGGAAAGAGCAGAAAAGAGCTTATCTTCGGTGCTTTCTTCCTGATCCAGCAAGGGAAGAATCGGCGCCATCTTGGAAAGAACAAGACGGGCCATCTTCAGGCCCGCCTTTGCAGTGAATTTCTGGATGGAGTAGGTAACACCATCAATTTCGATATTGGTGAAAATGTTGGTAGGCATGATGCTCACTCCTTATCTTTGCTTAGCCGGTGATTTCAGCAGCCATGAGGTTCCAAGTGACCTGCTGGCCTGCCTGCTGGTAGCTGACGTCAGCGCGCTTCTGCGGAGAAACGCCGCTCATGCTGATGGTTTCGCCAACAGAGGGGTTGGACAGGATCGCGGATGCCTGCGCCCATTCAGAGGTGGGTGCGACCATCAGATAGTCGGTCAGCTTCTTCAGCCAAGTGTGGGCTGCACTGGTCTGCTGGATGGCGATTGCCATGGTGCCGTTGCTGGTATATACCTTGGAGACCATAACGGAGCCGTCTGCGGCAACGTCATGCTGGGTCAGGTCATTGGCGCGGTTAATGGCAACAGAGCCCAGACCTTCACCGGTGAGAGTGAATTTGCCAACCGAAGGATGGCTGATGACGAGGGAAACGTCAGCAAAGCTATAAACGGTAGTAGCCACGGTGTTTCCTCCTTCCTTAGACGACGTCGACCTTGATGGTCACGGAATGAATCGCGCCTGCCATGTTTGCGCTCACGTAGATGGGCGGGCAGATGCGGAGGCTCTTGGCAGAAGCAGCCTGATTTGCTACAGGTTCAGCCTGACAGAGGAAGCCCTTTTCCAGAGTGTCACCCTTTGCCAGATTGAGAATAGCCTCCTTGGTCCAGATACCCGGCGCAAGGAAGCCGCGCCTGACTGCATTATCGCAGGCCTCGTTACAGGCCAGCACGAAGTTCAGCGCGCCGGCATCGGTGTAGGGAATCTTGGTCTTGGTCTTTGCCAGCACGTCCATGCAGCCGATCTGGATGTCGTTGGCAAGCTGGTCGAGGCCGATCAGTTCATCGAACCAAGTACCGTTGCCAGTAACGCCCTTTTCAAGCACATTGTAGGTGCCGCCGCGCACAACGTAGTAGTTGGCGTTCTTGCCCTGCAATGCTGCAACCTGAGTTTCGGACAGGTCATCGGGTGCAACGCCCACGAGCTCTTTATAGGCCATGGTGTATGCGCTGTTGGCGGTGCCGTTGTTCGCGCCCATGGCAAAGCCCATTGCAGCTGCACCAGCGTACATGGTTGCACTGTACATGGGGAAGTTGCGCTTCAGGGACAGCTTCTTGATGACGCTGAATACGTCGGTATCTGCGCTGGTCAGATCGTCAGCCTCGGCATCGTCGTAGAAATAGCAGCCCTTGAAGGTTTCAACGTAGGTCGCATTGGCCTGATGCTCTGCCAGAGCCAGACGCTCGGTGCCTGCACAGTAGACGGCATACCAAGCGCTATTGACTGCGCGGCATGCGGTCATGGCCTGCACCCAAGTCTCGTTGTTGGCGCATACGCCGATGATGACTTTGCTGGGTGCGGGATCCTGGGAGAAGTACAGCAGTGCCGCCTTGTACTCGGGAGCGTCCTCGGTGAAGCCGTCGTCGAGCATGGCGGCGGGGTTGCTGTAAATCTTGCAACGGTCCTCGGAGGTGATGCGGGTGCTCTTGCCGAGGATCAGGCCGATATTAAAACCGGCACGGGGAGTAGCCGCTGCAGCCGTAGAGACTACGACATCAACG